TAAACCTGACTATAGTAGTATTACTGATCCATTTAATGGAATCAGTGATAGTATTGATAGTAGTTTATTAACTGAAAGTCTTTCACGTCTTAAATGAAAAAGTTCGGGTGGAATTCTTGATTTTACTTTGAAAGGCTCTTTAAAAGCCGGTCCAAACGGAAAAGTGTCTCTATTGACTTTTGCCAATGATGCAACTGCTTTCATTCATGATCCTCTTTCAATAATCCATTTTATATTTTATAATCTAAAATATTTTGGTTTATTGTGAGGGTCATTTTGAAGCATTTGATTATTGGTTTGTCTAGTAGTTCTTTGTCCTATTTATATAATTAGTCTATTAGTTGGTGCCCGTAGAACTGTAATGGGTAAATTAAGTGTCGTTTATGATCAAGCGGGGAAAGCTAGAATTGTTGGAATTACAAATTCCTGAATTCAAGTTTCCCTTTATTCCTTCCATAATAAATTATTCTCTCTTTTGAGAGGTAATAAACAGGATGGAACGTTCGATCAAAAAGCTCCATTTGATTTACTATTAAAGTCACTTGGGTACCGTTATAAACTTTTTGGTTATGACTTAACTGCAGCAACAGATCGTCTTCCTATTACTCTTCAGAGAGATATTATCTCTTTGATGGGTTTTGGGGGACGTGAGTGACAAAAGCTACTTTCAATCAGATATTACTCTGAAGGGAAGTTTATCAAGTATGCGGTAGGACAACCTATGGGTGCTTACTCTTCATTCGCCATGTTGGCAATTACACATCATGTGATTGTGCAATGTGCCGCCATTACGGCGGGTCAAAAAGATTTATTCACAAAGTACTGTATTCTAGGTGATGACATAGTCATTGCTAACGAAGCAGTTGCTCTCGAATATGTAAACCTAATGAAAAATTTAGGTTTAGAAATTCAAGAGAGTAAATCTGTTAATTCTTCAATTTTTACAGAATTTGCAAAGAAGTTGAGAGGTCCATCACTGGACCTTTCACCTATCGGTGCAGGACTGATATTATATTGTTTAAGAAATAGATTTTACGTTTGTGTATTAATTTTTGAGATGTTGAATAGAGGTTTAGCTACCTACAGAAATGTCTTCCCCAAGTACTTCGATACTCTACCTAAGAAATATCTTAGATATCGTAGTCTAGTTACTTGATTTGTTAGTTTGCATCTACGTCAAAATACTCGTTTTGGTGACCACATTTATGTGAATCCAAAATTGAGATACCTTGAAGTGATAAACAGCGATGATATTAAAACATCATTGTTATCTATGATACTTACTAATATAAGGAGAGATATTGATAAACTATGAAGACAAATTAAGTTTACACTTAATAAAGGTCTTTTTGTTTCACAAAGCCGTACTGGATTACCGGATTTTCTTGAGCTATTTTCATTGATTATCATACCATCCACTTATATCATTTTCATATCATGAGCTTATTCAATTAATGACATTTCCAAGATTTTTGGAAAGTGATGAATTTTCTCCACTGGAGAAAAGAAATCACATAATATCTTAGATATTATTGGTCAACTTGAACAAGTCTCAATGACTGATCTTGATTTTAATGATAAGGCGAGAGTTAAAATAACTCTTGATAATCTATACAAACTTAATAAAGTCGTCAATGTAAACATTGCCGAAATTTTCGAGATGTGAAATCCACTATAATATCTTTGATGATGTTATCATGGTTTCATGAAAATGGCCTCAGGCGGACATTCCGAAAGGAATGCTCCTGCATAGATTTGATAAATCTAGCGAGGATAGTCGCTGTCCTAGTAATGACA